GCGAGCCGTCCGCTGCGGGCTTGCCAGCCGCCTGCCGAGTTGTCGACGCGTGCTTGCCGAGAAACGTTAGCCCCGCAACGATCGTCGCGACGTAGCCGTCGGGCGCCGTCTTGCCGAGCAGAACCAGCGCACCGTACACGCCATACAGAAGCACCGCGCCAAGGAAATACAGGATGTTCATCGCTACCTCGCAGAAATGAAAAAAGCCGCTCGTGGCGGCCGATGGTTGTGAAATCGGGAATGTCTCAGGCGGTCTGGATCAGCGTCCCGCCGGCGCCGGTGTATGCCGCCTCGAGCTGCAGAATCGTGTTGGTGTGCTGGCCGTATCCGTTACCGGGCAGACTGGCCCAGATGTTCGAGCACAAGCGCACCGCTTTTTCGAAGTTACCGATATCGATGAACGGCAATGCGCCACGCTCGCGAATCTGCTGGAGCGCCATCCGGTCCTGTGACAGCGGACCAAAATCGGGCAGCCCGAGCGATTTGCCGTAACTGATCCAGTTCGACCACCTTTCCTGATAGCGGCCGGCCGCCGTCGAGTTGAGCGCCTTGTTCAGGACGTTCGGGTGCGCCGCATACGAATCGAACAGCAGCGGATGCGCGGGCGTCGCGCCGACAAGCACGCGATACCCGTCATCTGAGTTCGGGATAGGGGACGTCCCCTCACTCCACGCGATCATGTCGAGGAACGCGCAACGGTTCGCGCTGCCGGCCTGTTGTGCAGTAATGATCGGCATCAGAGCACCCCCGTCACGAACTTGAATGCAGCGACTAGCCAGACCGGAACATGTCCGAACTCGCGCACATACCAAATGCCGTACACCGCGGCGACGGGCAGCCCGAACGGCCGCACGACTTCGCGCATCACGAAGCGCCACGCCTCGGCCGCGCGGCAAAAAAACTGCACGGCCCTCACCCCGCCACTCCACATCGCGACGATGTCCTCAGTGCCTTGCGAGACCTTGTCGACCTTCGCTTCCATACACGCCATGGCGGAGTCCTGCCGCTGCAAGTGCGCCTTCAGATCCGTGAGCGCACCGGCGATGTCGGTAAATCGGTGGTCGCCCAGCTCCAGGCGTTTATTGATCTCGTCGATGTCGTTCATTAACTCCCCGGACGTCAAAAAAATAGCCGCCCGAAGGCGGCTGGTTGCACTCTTGACTTTGTTCCCTTTGGGAACTATTCTGCGATGCGTTGGGCGCGCGTTTCGCGATAGCCCGCTACTCCGAAAGGACGATCATGAAGACCACATTTCGCGCGCGCGTTCTGCGCCTGCTTGCTCATGCCGATCTCATACGAAGCGCCGACCCCGATGCAACTGCGCGAGCTGAAGGCGCGGTTGAAGTACTCGGGCGCGCAAATGGCCGACCTGTTCGGCCTTGCAAGTCAGCAGCAGTGGCGCAAGTACAGCGGCGACGGTGCGCCGCGGCCAATGAGCCTGCCTATGTTGTTCCTCGCGGGCGCGATACTGCTCGGACCGCGCGCCACCGTCGCCGAGATCTTCGATTGGTGCAGGGAGGTCGGCGCGGCGATCGAGGTCACGCCGGCACGCGTTGGAGAGCCGCAGCCGTAGCGATGACGCTCGGCTGCGCGACTGCGACGCAGGCGCGCGCCGAGTCATTCTTCCAGCTCGAGGCCGGCCTCGGCGTCACGTCCGCGACGAAGCTCGGCGATGGCATGTATTACTCGAAGGGCTTCGCGCACGACACGCCGAACGGCAGCTACGGCGGTCGCGCCGGGATCGTTCTGAACGCACTCGACGCGCGGCCGCGCTCATTCGTCCCTGGTCTGCGGCTGCATCTCGACTACTACAACTTCGGCAAAATACGCTGGTCGTCGGTCGATCCGCAGGATGCCGCGGACTTCTCCGGCACCGGCACTCCGGGCGGCTACAACCTCGCGACACAAGCCTGCAACGACAACAACTGCGGGGCGCTTAGGCGCTTCGATTCGACCGGCGGAATCCAGGCAATCGCGCTGACCGCCGAGCCGTTTTGGGATGTTGGCAGCGGCTGGCAGTTCGGCCTGGAGTTAGGTCCAGCGCTGTACCGCAGCACGTGGACGAGCGTCGCAACTGCCATGTCAGACGGGCGTTTCGGGCCGGCTGGCACCGAAGAAACGCTCTCGCACAATCCGCACCTTCAGGTCGGCGCGCTCGCGGGCGCGTCAGTCTCGCGCGGCCCTTTTGCCGTGCGGCTCGACTACCTGTACGCGCCTGCCGGCCAGTCAACGGCGAAGGATGTTCCGGCCGGCGTCAAGGGCGAATGGCTGTTGAGCTTGAACTACACGTTCTGACGGTACAATCAGCGACCCTCGTACAACTGCAATATGCATATTGAGTGATTCGACGATGGCGTCAAAAAATACCGATATAGAATGCCTCCGCGCTGCGGCGATTATCCTCACGATATTCCAACACCTCAATGTGCTCTTTAGATGGGCGCCGCATCCCTTAGGTAGCCTTGAAAACTATCTGGAGTTTTGGGGCGGCGTAGATCTATTCTTCAGCGTTTCTGGCTATGTTGTCTCTAAGTCACTTCTCGATGCGCTCGATCTAGCCAAGGGGACCGACAGGGAGTGGCTTGTCGTCAAGGCGTTCTGGACCCGGCGCCTTTATCGCCTACTGCCATCAGCATGGCTATGGATGATCGTCATGGCTGCCGGTGCGTTCTTCTTCAATCGGACTGGCGCATTCGGGAGTGTTCACGACGCCATTGCACGAAGCATCGCGATCGTCATGGGCGTTGCAAACTATGCCGCCTTCTATGGGATAGGGATGGGGCAAGGATTTGTGTACTGGAGTCTTGCGCTGGAGGAGCAGTTCTACCTTGTATTTCCCTTTTTCCTGCTTTTCGTCCCACTCGCGTGGCGTTATCGCGTGCTGCTACTTGCTATCGCAATCCAGTTCCCGATGTACCGTAGCACTGGCACTGTATTTTGGGCCACACGGATGGATGCATTGCTGTGGGGAGTGGTGATCTACCTTTTTTCGCGCACTGGCCAATATCGCGTTTTCGAGCCAACCTCGCTAAAGAAAAAAACCAAGGCCTGGGCGGCTAGCCTATTTTTCATCTTCGCACTGACAGCCATTCCCGGGAGTTTGGAAACGATACCTTTCCATGTTGGGATGATGGCTCTTGCTTCTGCATCGCTTGTGTACGCCGCGTCTTTCAACAAAACGTACATTTTCCCATCTGTTGTGCTCCGGCCGATTTTCCTCTGGTTTGGTTCACGCTCATATGCCATTTATTTGTGTCATCTACCGGCCTACATGATCACGCATGAATTATGGACGCGTTGGACTGAGCGCTTCGGCATGCCGCCTCCAAATGGAACATATACGCTGCGATATGCAATAACTGCGATTATTTTGATCGGCATATTTGCCGAACTGAACTATCGATTTGTCGAGACACCGCTTAGAAGACGCGGCGCCAGATTTGCGCTTAACATTACCTCGCAAACTTCCGGTGTTGCCGCTTGAATTGCAATTACGGCGGAGGGTTGCTCCACACTAGCGCCTGTATGCTAGCTACGGTCGACGACGCGTCGTCGACCGTAGCTAGCAGCGTTGCGAGCTTTGTTTGGCACGCGTTTAGCCATTTCACAAAATCGGAGCAGACCTGCGATGCCTGTTCCTGAGTATGCGTCGACAATGCGGTCTTGCTCGCCGAGCACCAGAGGCCCCCTCCCGTCGGGGAGTTAGCCACCGCAGACTGGTTGCTTTGGCTAGTCACATCGGACGGATACGTGTAAGAGGCGCCAAGAGCAGACGATGAAAAACCGGATGTAATTGCCGCCCGGCAGGCGGCCGTGAGCGTGGCGGTTGCTGCGTCGATAGCCTGTGCGGCAGTAAGCACCTGTGTCGTCATGTACTGCGAAAACTGTTCAGCAGCAATCTGCGTCGCCCCCGCGGGGACTGGGATTCCCTCATCAACACCGACGACTTCGCCGTTCTGCAATTGATAATAATTCATGAGCCAATTCCTTACGAGACACGCCGAACGATAATTCGGCCAGTTGATGCGAGCGGGAAATTGATCGTGCCGAGCGACGTCCATGCTGTCGTCGTATCGCCAACGCCCCCGTTGCTCGCTGTTGCTTGCCACGTCGACACGATGAAGTTCGTTGCCATGGCAGTTGACGAGAGTGCACAAGCCGCCCAGGTATTCATAGTCTTGCTGTTGGTCTTCGTCGATACGAACGATTTCGCATAGCGAATGTCGCTTCCAGCGAAGACAAACCCACTGGAGTATCCCTGATTGGCGGTTGGGGTCGCGCCGGAGTTAAAAAGCTGCTCCCATGTGAAAAAGTTCGTATAACTGGAGTTGTTCGGCGCCAAGGTCGCGAGTGCCGCTCCGCCAGTATTTCCTAGCAGTTGCAGTTGGATTTCGTAAGACTGATTGTCTGCGCACGCGACATGCAGTGGAGCAGTCGTCGCTGCAGAGATGTCGACATATACGCTTTCGCCAACGGCAAGCGAAACATCTGACGCGGCCCCGGTGTTGTTAGACGGCGCAAGCTGCGCCCACTGCACCGCCTTGATTGCCGTGAGAACTTGGTCATAGGTCGCCCTATTCGGCGTAAGTCCGCCAGCCGCGATAATCGCGACGAGTTCCTCCTGAATCGCGTTGTACTGATATGCCGGCCATTGGGTCGCGAGTTGCTGCGTCGCAGGGTTGCCATCCGTTGCATAACCGGGAGTGCCCGTCGCCGGCGGGGTGTCTGCTTGGTCGGCAGTGACAGTATTGGGCGCAATCAGTCGATCCATATCGATGTCAGGAGTATGAGAAAAAAAGTGTGGCGTGGGCGGGCGCGATGCGTAGCAGCTCGCACTGCAGAACGTTATTTCCCCACGAGGCGAACGGCGTGCCGAACGAGCCGCCGAATTGCAGCCGGTTGATGGTGAACGTCGGCGCGTTCACCTGCCAGGCGAACGCCCAAGCCGTACCGCCAAACGGTAGACCGAAGGGTCGGCCGAAATGCGAGGGCGAGTACTGCGTAATGGTGATGTCGTACCCGAGCGCCAGGGCAACCGCCTTGAAATAGGCAATCGACTGCCCTCCACTCGCGGTCAGTCGCGCGACCACCTGAGCGACGCGCTGCTGAGTCGTCGGTGCCTCGCCTGCGCAGGGATCCGGAAGGCCGAGCGTCGCCTCCCATTCGGGCAGCAGCTCATAGGTGCTGCCCGGGAACGCATCGATGAGGAGATTGTTTGCGCGCGCAGTCAGGCGCTCGAACGCGGGCGTGAAACCCGAGAGCACCGCAGTCTGCGTGGCATCGGGATCGCGCGGCCAGACACGGCCTCGAGGCAGGAGGCCCTGCAGCGCACGCAGGTAGTCCACCGCGGTGAAATTCGGTGCGGGCATGCTATGACCAGTTGATCGCGCCGAGCACGGGCAGTTGCCCGGTCGCGTTGGTGATATTCGAGTTGGCCGGATAGGTGGTCGTCGTGCCGCCCACCGTGCTGGTGATCGAGCTGACGATGTAACCGGCGGCCCCGGGAACCGATCCGATGGCCGAGTAGACGTCCGAGAGGTCGACAGTACCGCCCGGCTCGCCCTGCCGCTGGAACAGATCCTGGAGCGCCGAGGCGATCGCCGCCCGTGTCGCCGACGACGACACTCCCGTCATATTGAAGCCGATCTGATTTTCGATCGGCGCGCACGCATAGAACAGCGAGGTCACGGGCTGCTCCGTGATCAGTGCGTTCGCAACCGTCAGTTGATCGCCCGTGGCCACGACGCCGCGCGGCGTGCCGCCGGGGCCCTGGTCGTTGGCCGAGACGCCATTCGAGCCCTGCGGGAACCCGGAGTACTCGGACTCCGCGTCGTCCATCATGAAGTAGCCGACGACGGTGCCGGCCCCGAAACCGTTCGGCGCACACCATGCCCGCGTCACGCCCGCCACTGCGAGCATCCACGTGACATAGTCACCTTCATCGCCGCCCTGCACCGGGGCTTGAAAGGCCTCCATCACGCGGGCGAAAAACTCGTCCTGTGTTTCGACGTCCGTGCCCGTGGTCACGACGGCAGTCACCGAGCCGCTCGACTGGATCCCCGTGATGCCCTGTGCGAGCGAAACCGACGTGCCGTCGTCGCAGTTCCCACCAGTGCCGGCAGTCACCGCCTGAATATTCACGGTCGCTGTGCTGCCGGTCCACACGGCGTCGGCGGTCGTCGTATAGGCGAATCCGTCCGCCGTTCGATTGATGCTCGCGCCGGACGGCAGCGGCGTCCCTGACGTTCCCGTGAATTGCACGGTTAGCACGGTCGGGGTAGCCGCCTTCAGGTACACCTTCTTCAGGCTGCCCCAGCCGGCCAGGAATTCGCCGCTCGACGTGAACGGCACAGCTTGCTTCGAAATCCAGTCCAGGTACCCATACAGGCCGTTGACGGCTCCAGCGAGCGCCTTCCCGACGATCTTGAGGACCGCTTTCTGCAGCAGCGAGACGACCAGCCCCGTGGAGCTCGTGATGTCCGACCAGATTTCGGAAACGAGCGACGAGAGTGTTGGACGCGAATATGGCATCAGTTCACCACGGGCCAAGCCCAGTTATAGGTCTGCAACGCTGTGCCGTCTGGCTGATATGGGGTGATCGACATGCCAAGCGTGTCCGGCTTCACCCATTGCGTGACAATCACGAAGCTGCCGACGATACCCGTGTCGATGAGCCACTGGATCGCCTCTGCCGCGTAGTCATACGCGTCGGTCAGCGTCTGGTTCGTAGGCGATTTGCGGCGGGAGAGGAGCCAGAGGCGCGAGCCAGTCGGCCCAGTGTCGTCGTCGGAGTAGTCGTCACCCCACCAACCGCGGCGATCCGCCGAGCCGTCAGGAATGATGTCGTCTGGCGCCGCTTCGCGGTCCGTGAACAAACTCAGCAGGAGCGCCGTTTCGAGATCGTCACCGGTTTCGAGATATCCGCCAGAGACCTGTTGCGACAGATACGAACCGGTCCAGTCGAGAATCGCGGCCGGCGTCGACGGCGTCGCGGCCGCGGGCGCGCTCGCCAGCGTCACCTCACCCGTCGCCCCCAGCACATAATCCGTCACCGTTACAGGAGCGGTAGTGGTGGGGATGCGCGATGTGGCGACGCTGCCCGGCTCAAGTTGGGCATCGAACATCGCGACGCCACTAACGCCGTCTCCCATATACCCGGGTGCAACCCCGGCCGAAGGCAACTCTGACAACAGGAAGAAGGTCCGCACTGCTGTGACTTCAGCGCATGAGCCCGAGATGCTGAGCTGATACCAGCCGGCCGCCGGCAATTTCGCAATATTGGTGTCAACCACGACACCGGCGCCTAGCGTCAACGCCTGCGTGACTACACCGGCCTGCAAATCGAAGGTCGCATAGATACCATTCAAGCCGGCACCGTCATCCAGCCCGAGCTGCAAGTACCGACGCCCAGCCTGTGCGGCTAAAACTGACAACGTGTTCGTGCTGCCCGAAGTTATTACGGCATCGGCTCGATCCGTGAAGTGGTTCGTGTTATCGGCCGACTCAACGAACACGTCGACCGTCGAAACTCCATCCGGGCCGGTCATGCTGCCTGTGGGCGCGCCTCCGAAATTACCCCACGACGCAAAGTTGCTGGATTGTTGCAGCAGATTCGTTCGCGGCGTCGCATACAGCAGTTGCCTGCCTTGCCAGTCGGTGCGGTAGATATTCGCGCTGACCACCGGGATCACGTCAACGTTCGGGAGCCATAGCTTGAAATCCAGCGTCTCGCCGTCGCCCTCGCCGAACACGACCGGCTCATCGACAACCACGACTGAATCGACCGATTGGAACGGCACGACTACCCAATCACCTCGACCGTTGATCGGGTCCCACTGAATCTTGATGTCGGACATGGCTCACATTTGCTGAGTCGGTTCGTCGGAGCTGTCACTACCGCGCTGGATACCGCCGTGATCGTGGCCGTTATACGTCGCACGCATTGACGACATCGATTCGCTGTTCTTGTCGCAGTTGTCGACGATGTCGCCGGTGCATTCGAGCCGCGGCGTGACCGCGCGTATCTTCGTCGCAGCGTTGATCGTCACCGTCGTCGCATTGTCGACCTCAACCGCCTGTCCATTCGCCGCGATCTTCACGCCATTGCTGGCCGTGAGGTAGATCTGCTTGCCGTCCTGTGTGTAGATCATCGTTTCGCCAGGCTGCAAACCCGTTGGCCGCGAGGACTGATGCCCGGTCGCGACGACGATGCCGTTGCTGCGATCGCCGGCCACGAACAGGATGGCGACATCGGCGCCCTGCGGCGGGACGGACGTGAAGCCGAACTCGGCGAGCCGGCGCAGCCCGTCAATCGTCTCGAGTCCGTTGATCTGTGCCTGCAGTTGTTGCACGACGCCACTGTCGTCGACCGGCGCGCTCACGCGGCCGCGCCCGATAACGAGCAGGACGCGGCGCGCGAGGCGGTCGACCGTTGCCTGTGTGCGGCCGAGCGTGCGGTGCACGCCGCGGATAAGTGCGTGGAAGCTCGCCATTACGCCCCCGGCAACGCGCTGGCGTCGACAAAGATCGGCTGCAACGCGACGGGCTCCGGCAGATAGGCTTCGGGCCGCATGATCGTGAGTTCCGCGATGGTCCCCTCTTCCTCGTTTCGGATGTACGTCACCTCGCCGAGCAGCCACACCTCATTCACGATTTTCAACTTCGGCAGCGTCACTGGCACGAGCATGTTCGGCGTCCAGAGCATGCCCGCCGCGTCGCGCCAGCTGTCGGTCGTCACGGTGATCTCGGCGGCGCGCGCAATGCGCCGGTTCATCTCCCACACCGCGCGGCGTTTCGCGAGGTCCTCGTATCCCTGCACGGCCTCCGCGACGATGTAGCGCTCGCGCGTGCGCTGCACCCCGACGTCGTCGACGGAAACAATCACGTTCGCGCCGACACCGGCATCGTTGAAGGTCTCTACCGACTGCGTGAAGACCGTGTACTTCGAGAAGCGCTGCGACGCCGAATACCGGACGCGGGCGTGCTGCACGTTGATACCTTCCGCAATGCCGCCGGCGTGCTGCGTCTTATGGGCTTGCGTAAGCAACAGGTTGCCGTCGGGCGTCTCGTAGACGAGCAGTTGGCTGTATCGGCTGATGCGCTCGATGATGTCGTATGCACTCTCGCCGATGAAAATGTTGAATTGCGGAATCGGCGGCAGGTTCGCGATGTCGCAGGCGACGCTGATGCCGTAGTGCGCCGCCAGCTTCGACGCCACGTCGAGAGCAGATGTTCCGCTGATCTGCCCACTCGGCCACACCGCAGAGCAGTCGACCAAGTCCTGACACTTTCCACGGCCCGCGGCGCTGATCGAATGGCTGTCAGCGTCGTACTCGGGCACGTAGTCGTCGATGTAACCGGTGACGACAGGGTCCTGTCCGATCAGCAGCTTGAATGGATCGCCCACCTGCACGACGACCTCCTCCGTTTCACCGGGATACGCCTCGGTCAATCCGAGACTGAAGTCGGACGGGCAGCGCTCGATGCCGCGCGTAACGCGCACGTCCGTCCACCCGCTGATCGCCTGCGCACCGGCAATCAAAAACAGTTCATCGTTCATCGATCAGCTGGCGAGTGCCTGAAATGACTTCGGCATGAAGAGCGGATGCACCGGCTGGACTTGCTGCACGAGCTGGTCCGCGCGCGTCGCGTCGTCGTAGATCCGGTGCGCGAGCGCGAGCGCGGGCAGCGCGCCGGCGAACGTCATCGTGACGAGCGAGGCGAGATTGCCGCCGCGCGTCTGCAGATCATTGACTACCGAGCTGCGCAACGTGCGCAGTGCCGTATAGCTCGCATCGTCGCCCGCGTCACCGGCGGTCAGAATCTCCGCGTCGAACAGCGCAGTGACGTTCTCGAGCACGGCCGTCGCGTCGTTGTATGACGATGGCTGATACTGGGCGCAGGACAGCGCAACACCGGCTAGCGCCGCGCGACGGAACAGCGCCGCACAGCTCGTCTGCATCGACGACATCGCCGATCCGATCGGCGAGCTCGTGAACGTCCCGGTCGGCGCAAACGACGCGAGGTCCGTTGCCAGCCTGATTGCGTCTGCGGGATCTGCAGCTGACGCTACGAGCGTCGTTACGAGCGCCTGCGCGGCGGCCGCAAACGCCGAGGTATCGCTCACGTTTGCCGCCGCCGTCTGCAGCGCGGCGCCGGCGCCAACTACGGCAGCGGCATTGACGGTGTCCTGCTCGAGCAGTTGCTCCGCCGTCGTGCCGGCCGGCGCCGCCTGATTTGATCCCGTGTACCCGTCGTTTCCGCCACCAAAAAAGCGGCCGAAATCACCAGAGAGCGTGGAAACCGCGTTCACGACACGCATCACGTCATGAATGTCGGTGACCGCTGTCTGGTACCAGGAGATTGCCGTGTCGACGGCAGTGTTGACGATCGCCGCGCCTTTTTGCACTGCGGCGGCGGCCTTCTTGGCGAAATCGAGCAGCGATCCGCTCAGCAGCCCACTCGATGCCGCACCGACCGCGTTTTGCGTCGACGTCGCGACGCTCGGGTAGATTCGCGTGCCGCCGCGCATCAGCGACAGCCGGATCATGATCACCC